CTTGAAGAAACTGATTCTACACTTGTATACCCACAAGAATAAGAATCATGACTTCAAAGCACCTGAAACACTTTCAGAAACCACTAATGAAATTCGAATGAAAGACATTCAAGACTACATGCGTAAAAACAATTACGCTCGTCGTGTCTTGGTGAATTGGTTGAATGAGCGTGGTTTCTCTTTTGGCGTGTATGGTACTCAACATTGGCTCTTAGAAGTCAATAAATACGATTCGTCTATCGTGGGTAAATCTGTCGTAGAGAATATTGAATTCTCTATCCTTAACGAATACTCTATCGATCGTGAAGAATCTGAAGAGAAAGTTCATGTGGTAGAAGTGAAAAGCATTATCTTCTCTATGCTGGTACGTCATTTCATCAATGAAAACGATGACTTGATTACCATCATTGAATCTATTGAAACCGTTAAAGGTGGTAACATCTTGTTCAATAGCAAAAAATAAAAGTACTCCTACTCTCTACCCCAAGAAGGTAGAGAGTAGAGAATACAGTTTTAACGACAGAGCCAAAAACAAAGACAAACCACTCTGTCAATCTCTTCTATTCAGGTAGAGTCTGCCTTTTTCCGAAGGTACGGCTTGCAAATCATCCTGAGTAAAAGATTATTTAGGTTTGTCAGAAAGAGAAAGAAGTATGGGCACTTTGTCCGCGATTCTCTCGCTTATCTCTACAGTATTAAAGATCCTATTGGACTCTGATAAGAGTTTAATAGAGAAATCTGTATTACTGTTCTTGACGGGCATCTTAGCAGTCACAATCCTGACTGGTTCAAAACTATTAGGTGTGATCCAATAGTTTTGATTTAAAGTGAAACCAGTACTCTTTCAAATGATAAGAGTACTGGTTATTTTTTATCAGAGAAAATACATTACCTATACTACCTATTTCTAGGTAGTATAGGAACGTATCTTTTCAAGCCATGTGATAAATATACCACAGCAAACTAACATGGCTGCCTAGTTAGTGGGTAGAAACCTAACAGGTGTTCGTAGCACCTAATCGATAGCGTTTCGTAAATGATCCCATTGGTAGGTTTTATATTGTTTGCTAGAAAGAGTACCGGATGACCACACTCATCTTACTCAAATTTATCAGCGAAATTCTGAAATCTCTCTTAAGCTCTAACCAGAGTTTAGGACACAAGATTTCATTATTAGCTGCAGTTTTAGTTATGGTACTTACAGTAGTAGCTGTAGTACATTTCCTAGAACTGTAAACAAAACCAGTACTCTTTCAGATAATGAGGAGTACTGGTTATTTTTTTTTTGATTTAAATCGCTAAATCAAAAAAGACTTATCTCTCCTGTAGCCTTAATAGCTACAGGAGAGTAAAGCCCAATCAATCTTAAAGGAAATGAAAATGAAACGAGATCATCAATCTAGGATTGCATGAAGTAGTGAAGGAAATCAACGTATTCTTTTTCATATAGAACTAACCTAAATTAATTTCCTACATCCCAGAATGCTGCTTCTTCATCTCCATCTCCGTTTCGTGAAGCACCAAACTTAGATAAAGAAGTATCTGTACCATGAATATCCCATCTTAAACCACCAATCTTTTGGAACTCTAAGATAAAGAACTTGTGCTCTTCTGGGGTATCGTTTTGTCCACGGTGTTTACCACGAGCAATGGTTTGGTATTTACGTCCACTGTCCTTAACGATATCGACAAAGATTTCTAACTCTGGCTCACGAGATAAACCACGACAGCCTTCGTAATACGAACCATCTGAAATCTGCATGGCTAACATCTTATTACCTTGACGTTTTAATTCCATGGCGTCTGGTGATAATTGTACCGGAGTGAGTAAAGCAATGTTCTTAGCCGCAAAGAAGTTTTTGGTTCTTCTAAAGAGTTCTTGAATATCAGCATCCGCACGAGAGTGAGACAAACCATTTTTATTGGCTAGGTTCAAGTAGTCAATTAAAGTTAAGTGGACTTCGTAACCATCGGCTTCTAATTGCAAGACTTTACTTTGAATTTCTGCATAAGACCAAGTAGAAGAGTCTGCTCTCACTAACTTCACTTCGTATCCAGTAGAGGTTAATTTCTCATGGACATAAGCTGCTGCTTCACGAGAAGAGAGTCTTTGTTTATCTTCATCAGTTACTTTAACGTTTTCGATATTCTCTTTTAACAAGATATACAAGTTAAATAAAACAATCAACATGTCATCTTCAAAAGAGATTAAAAGCATCAAAGGTTTCTTTTTTTCATCGGTTTGTAAGTCTTTAGGATTATTGAACATACAAGCCGAGATAAACATGGATAAACACACACCTGTTTTGTTATTGTGTGCTAAACCACCTACTGTCGTTAATTGACCTAAACGTAAACCACCGCGTGTCATTCTATTCATGGCGTGCCAAGGCATCTTAATCGTACGAGAACCATCATTCTCTTTACGAATCAATTCAAACTGTTCTGCTACAGAATCAATATCCGATAAGTCAACTTCACAAACAATTCCAGGAATCTCTTCACCTGAATAGTTGACTAAGTCAATAATGCCATTTAAAGAAGAGGACATGTATTGATTCAAGTCCCCAATCTTATCTCGATTGAATTTTAAATCAAATGTCATCTTATCCAAAAGCATCATCGCTTTCTTTTCTTTTAAGTATTTGTTTAACTCAAAGCGATAAGAAAGAATCGTTCTTTTTAATTCCTCTTCATCTAAACGAAAAGAAATATTGTCTTGAATACTTTCAAAAAGCGTAGTATCTAATCCACAGGCAATACGAATATGTTGGATTAAATCATTATAAGGAGTAGGCGTCTCTTTACTGATCATGGTAGAGACGACATTTTTTAATTCATTTAAAGATAAATCCGTACCTGAAATATCATTGTTATTTATTTTTAAAGTAGTAATGACATCCGATACGAGTTGTTTTGATAATTCACTTTCACCGCTTTGTCCTTCTCTAAATAATAGAGAAATACATTTAGCCAATAGTGCTTTAACATCCATTTTGCTTTTACCTCGTTTTACTATAAAGAACGACCAGTTAGATTAATTACATACACTATTCTAATAAATTATTTTTGTCTTAATATAGTCGTTAGTTAAAAATATGAATTATTACCGGTAATTCCTATTTTCTCGTTAATGTTGCATAAATGATTTAGTATACGAATAAATTCTCTCGTTACTGAATCGTTAAATAGACAAACAAAGGATTATAACAACATGTCCATTTTAAATTTACCAAATGGTGAGTTGAAACTCATCTTGGTACCCGAACCTATTTTCGAAGATCTTAAGGCAGTAAACTATAGCCCAGATGCTTTACTTTATTATGACAAAGCAAGTAAAGTTCTTAATAAGAACGCTTTGAAGATTTTTACTGTCTTGAATTCCAAGTATAATCCTCAACGATTAGAATTCGTTCATGGTTCAGAATCTCTTACTCCTGTGTTGAGTGAGTGTCTGGACGTACGAGACTTATGGTTGTCTAACGAAGAGAGTCAATCTGTTCGTGAAGAAATCCGTAATGAGTTCGTTGCCAGTGATGATAATTCAGGATATTCTTTGGATCAATACGAGTACGATGCTTCACAAGCTTTGCTCTCTTTGCTCAATGGTTTAGATACTGCTCTAGCGAGCGGAAGGAATATTTATGAAGATGTCTTGCCTTCTTGCGAAGGTAAGTGCTTCTTTGTTGTGGTGCCTTATATTCAAAACACCACAGCAAATGTGCCTTCTGTAAGTAAAGAAACCATGAGCATCTTTGCAAAGAATGTACTAGAAGCTATTTTGAGAAAAAGCGCATTTTACCATGACCAAAGTACCATTGCTCAGAGTAGCTTGTTCGTCCAGTACTTATCTAGTAAGATAAATATGTGAGACGAATAAATAAAGCGTCTTTACTTCGTATTATTTTTCTTTACAGAAATAAATTTTCATTTCTAAACTTTTACGTAAAAGGTTATTAACAATGTCTCTCTTTAAAAAGAAAACAAGCAACAGCTTCTCTGGTAAATCCCGTGAAGCGAAAATCGGTGAAATCGCCGCTAACTTGGCTACTCAAGTACAACTGGGCACTGAGTCTCGTGACTTGCTGGGCGCTCTGTTTTTGTCTACTGAATCTTTGAATGAAGCTCAAGTAGCTGAACTGAACGAAGCCACTTCTACCATCCCTACTACTGCGACTCAAATCAGCGAAGCTGCTGCTTCTGAAGGTGATCAACTGACTCCTGATGAAGTACAAAACATCCAAGACTCTTTGGTGGTTGCTGCTAACCCTGAAGCTTACCTGAAATCTGGTAACGAAGAAGAAGCTGGTACTGTACACGGTGTACTGGGTGGTGAAGTAGACGCGGCTCCCGTAGTCGTTGAAGCTTCTCGTGAATCTTTCGAAGTTCACGGCATGATGAACACTCTGTCCATGACTGTTTCTTACAACGTTCGTGCTGACAAACAATCTAAAGCGGCTGAGTTGTTCTTCCCGACCATTAACTTGGACTTCAACAGCAACAACTACACCATCGACACTCAACTGTCTACTGTATTCACTGAAAAAGAATACGAAGTAACTGGTAAACGTGACGCTTATCGTAACCAAAAACACATCATCAAAGCTTTGCGTAACAGCACGATCCTGAAGTCAAACTTCACCGATATTATCCCTGTTTACCGTCAAGGCCAAAACGACGACTCTTTCGTTGACGTAAGCGTATTGCCTGTACGTTCTGTCGTGAACGATCAAGGTGAAAAATTCCAAACCTCTCTGTTGCGTTTGGGCGAAGAAATCAAACTGTTGGACATTTCTCAAACCAACCGTATGATTGCTCTGGGTATGCAAGACTCTACTGACCAAATCGCGGGTAACCCACGTCTGAAAACCATCGGTCTGAAAGTCGGTAATGATACTGTATTGTTCGAAAACCTGCAATACCACCAAGCTTCTCAATTCACCTACTCTCCTAAAGGTGACCGTGAAGACATCTTGTTGACTTACGATGTCAACACTCACCTGTTGGATGAACACACTAAAGGTGTGAAATCTGGTGCTCTGCCTACTGAACTGCAAGCACTGAAAGACAAAGGTCTGGAAGTACTGGTTCGCCTGACTTTGACCGGTCGTGGTAACACTGACACTTCTGCTTTCGAAATCAACTCTGGTTCTGTTAAAGTAACTGCAGTACGTGATGCGAAAACCAAAGAAGTAAAAGACTTGGAAGATGCGGCTCTGAAACCTCTGTTGGATGCAGTTAAAGCCACTGAAGTAGTCGGTTGGGAAATCGATGCTACCCGTACCAACAGCAACATTCGCGAACACGGTATGATCTTGGATAGCCGTGTACAACGTATCATCTACGGTGTACGCCTGCACTCTCCAATCGCTGTACGTCGTCCTTTCGACGAGAAAACTGATGTGACCGACGCTCAACGCATCGACACGCTGATCCAAACCAACTACATCCGTCGTACTAACGCTGCGATCACTGCTCTGTACGACATCTTGGGTATGCTCAAAGCTGCTCCTGAGAAAGTAGACATGACTGAGCCTTTCGCTCACTCTATCGTTGGTATTGGTCAGTACTTCTCTAAAAACTACGTACGTGACGTAGCATTGGATGTTTACAAAACTACCCAATCTATGCAAACCACTGATGTGCGTGCTAACGCTTCTGCTGTGATCACTAACTTTGTATTGGCCGAGATGACTCAAGCTTATACTTCTTCTGAGTTGGCTGCAGCTTACGAAATCATCTCTGGTGGTGCTAACTTCCGTCCGCACGTGATTGCGATTGCTGACGTGTTCACCAGCAAATTCATCTTCCGTGAAGGTGATGCTCGTACTCTGGGTGATGGCTTTGACTTCACTATTGAAGAATGTTCTGACGATCGCTTGGTTGACAAAGACAAAGACGGTGAAGTCGGTACGATCTTCTTGTCCTTCGGTGTACCTCGCAATGGTAGCCTGAGCATTCCTCTGTGGTTCGGTAACTGCTTGAGCAAACGTGAAATCCCACGTATTGTTAACCGTGCTCGCGGTAGCAAATACCAACACGAAGTAATGGTTCAACCTTGGTTCAGTCACATCTGCCACTTGCCAATCTTGGTTCGTATCCGTGTGGTTGGTCTGAAGAAAGCCGTTCAAGAGCGTATTCCTTTTGCTGTTCAAGCTTTGACTAAAGACGGCGAAGTACCTCTGACTGCTGAAGCTTAATCTAGCGATAGATTACTAATATAGACTCCTGCTCCTCTATCCCTTACGGGGTAGAGGAGTGGGAGCTTTATGTTTTATTTTAAATCTATATTATTAAATTGAAGTAATGTCTAACTTTATAAAGGAAATCATTATGGCAAACAAATATATCATTTTACAAAATGACTCTATTAAACACGAAGGTCGTACGCTCTATCGTATTAAAGCATTAAGAAGCTTTAAATGGGTAACTGCAGGTGATATAGGTGGTTATGTAGAAGGTGAACACAATCTTGCTCAAAGTGGTACGTGCTGGGTATTTGATGATGCCAAGGTATTCGATAAAGCCATCGTACGAGATGGGGCTGAGATTACTGAAGAAGCTCAAGTATTTGGAGAAGCTATTGTTGAAGAACGTAGTATTGTCGTAGATCAAGCAAAAGTCTATGGCTATGCTAACTTGAGAGATGATAGCATGGTACTAGGTCATGGCGAGGTATACGAGTATGCTCGTTTATCTAATAAAGCCGTAGTAGAAAACCATGCTAAGGTTTATGTCAATGCTCGTGTAGAAGGTGAAGCAAATGTACGAAACTTTGCTGAAGTATATGGCAATGCTCGTGTGACTGGATACTCTTTTGTAGATGACGATGCTAAAGTGTATGGTCGTGCGACTGTTGATAGCTATGCTCGTATTTACGAACATGCCTCTGTGAAAGATAATGGAATAGTACGTGGCTATGCTAATATATCAGGTTATGCTACGATTTCTAAATATGGATTAGTTAGTGATATGGCTGATGTGAACTTCAATATTCGTGACCAAGATGAATACGCCATCTATACTGATCCTAAAGAATCTAAGTGGTTTATTACTGCGGCGACTAAAGAGAATTGGTTTAACGCTAAAGGCATGACTGGCACAAAGGAAGAGTTCTTAGCATTAGCTCGTAAAGAAAGCCCTGAGAAAGAAGAAGCTTACAGAAAGATTGTAGATTTACATCTTGATCTCTACGGCTTGAAATAATAGATTGACTCTCTACTCCCTAAAAAGGAGTAGAGAGGTATTTCTTTTTTTGTTTATAATTTAGATTAAGTCAGATATATACTATTTACGTGAGATTGCCCTAGTAATCTTATTTACCCCGAGGCATTAATGTCTCATTTCTATTCTAACTTTTGTATAAAGGAAACTAATTATGTCTATCAATTCCCAAGTTTTTGAAATCAATGTTTTGACAAAATGCGAAACTGTTGCACCTGCTGATTTGACTCCGGCACAATATGCTCTCTATATCGAGGCTACTGAAAATGGTTATACCGATCAACAAGATAACCAACACAAACAAATCACCATGATCGGTTTGTTGACCGTTAATGGTGAAGCACATGCGGTAGCAGTTAGCGAAGCCAATAAATACGGCTTCTCT